TCAAAGTTATCGCGCTCAGCCATATCAACACCGCCTGGTAATAACAGGTCAGCAGAAGCCAAAGTGAAAGCATCTTTGTGGGAAGCTAAAGATTGAGTGTAAGGGCCTGCACCAACAGCGCCAGACAATACAGTGATTGCAGCAGTTGAAGTAGGTGTGCCAGTACATGTGGCGAATTGACCGCTAGGAATATACGCTGGGTAAATTGGCAATGTACCTGAAGTGGTCACAACAGTGTCAGCAGTTACAACGAATTGCATCAGTGAGCCAGTTGATTGACGGCTTTGTGGGTTGATTGCGTAAACACCGGCAACAGTGATAACAGTACCGCGTGGCACAGTACCAGCAGTTGTAGTTACAGCCAAAGTGGTTGCACCTGAGGCAGGAACAGCACTAATTGCAGTCAATGAACCGGTAGCTTGTGGAGTGAATGACGCAACGTTGGCATCTTCAGCAAAGTTAAAGCCTAAAACGCCATCACCTAACGCACCGTTGGTAAAGATTTTAGAAATAGTGCCAGATGGGTTAAACAAGTTGGTTAAACCAGATACCAAGTTAGCAGAGCTGTTAGGGTCAACAACAATGTTACGTGGGTTGTATGGAACACCGTTTTCAGTCATTTTTCTACGAGCAGCCAAAATAGTTGACTGAACTTGAGCAGAAGTTACTGAGCCACCGTTTAACACACCAGCAGTACCAGCGAAATTGTTAACGTCTTTAAACAATTGCAGACCATCATAGTCAACTTTATTTGCAACGGTAGCCATCGCAGGTTTCAAGAAACGGTCTGCGAATTCGTCAATGTGCAAAGTCAAATCAGATGAACTGAATGAAATATCAACACCAAATTGTGTGTCTAAAGTAATTGGCACATAGGTTTCAGTTGATGCTTCAACTTGCAATGCTTGACCTGTACGACCAACATAACGAGGTGGTTTACGAGCATTGATTGTTGCACCGACTTTAGCGCCTTGAACGCCAAATTTGTCATCATATTCGCGGTTAACGCCGCGAGTAAAAGTCAGCTCATTTTTCAGAATCCGTAAAGATTCTTTCATAATGACGCTACTTGTGAGTAAAGTATTTGCCATGATTGGCCTCCGTCAGGGAATATCTAAAAGGGTTAGGTTATTTCTTTGCGGCCAATTGCTTCTCTCTGAGAGCATTGTATTCAGCCATAGTTTTTGCCTGACTTAGGTCAGTGATAACGCTAGAATTTTTTGCACCGCTCAGAGCGGAGATGGGTTTGGGTGCAGATGAAGCCTTCTTTACGACAGCATCCGAAGTTTTTTCAGCGAGTGACGCTTCGATTCTACCAATATATCTAGCAGCTTGTGAAGGGGTCATTTCGCTAATTTTGTCTAATTCTACCGGATTCTTGCCTAAATAATAAGCGATTTCGGTAGGGTTGTCCGCATCCATCACTAATTGAGTGAACGCGGGTACTCGTGCCAACGGGTGAGTTAGAAATTCCTCACTTGCGTGGTCATAGTCTGGGTATTGTTCACGCGCTTTTACTTCAGCTTCTTGAATAGCCATTTTGCGTTGTTGCAATGTAGCTTGTTCGCGCTGTGCCTCAAAACGCGCCTGAACTTTATAATCGGTTAACGCTTCAAGGTAATCAGGGTCATATCGACCTGCTGGATATTGGTCAGGGTCTGGTGCGCCGTTAGGCAATTGACGCTGCTGTTGTTGCTGTGCGCCACTACGGATAGCAGCAAGCTCAGCCTCTAATCTATCAGCCCGCTCTTGTGCGCGTTGTCTTTCCCTACGTTCCTCGTATTTTTCTCGTGTAATCTCATCAATCCGTTTTTGTACGCCTTTCGGTACTTTTTCCGGCTCTGGTTCAGGCTCGTTGACTTCCTCGATAGGTTCTTCAACGACTTCTTCAACAGGTTGCTCGATTACATCATCAATTATTTCATCACTCATTATTGCCCCTCAGTGGGTGGTTGCACAGATTGCTCTGCGGGTTGTTGAGCCATCGGCTCGGATTCTTCATTTACTTCTTCAGCTTCGCCAGTGTTGCCCAGTGCTAATGTTGCTTGTAAATTAGTCAATGCTAATTGATGCAATTGAGCGTCAGTTAGTGCGCCTTTTTGCTCTAACTCTGCAATGACTTTCATGCGGTCTGTTTGGGCTTTAAAACGCTCAATATCTAGCTTATCCTCATCAGATTGCAGCTTAGCTTGAGCAGCTTGTAACTCCTGACTCAAATGCTCAGTCATTTGTGCCATTTGTTCCATTTGCTGCTGAACTTGTGGGTCAATTTGTGGCTGGCCATCCTCTTGACTTTGTTTCAACTCTTGCTGCACTTGTGGCGGTAGCATAGCTTTGATGCGGTCTGCAATCTCATCAGCACCAGGCCAATCCATGTTGCGGACAATAACATCACCGGCAATTTGTAGAACAGCAGGGTCAGCTTGTACAAACGCCATCATTGACTCGGCAGCCTCTTGGCGTTTAGTCGCATAGCTCGGGCCTGTATCAACCACCAAATCGTACTTGCCCACACCAAAATTGTAGATTGAATCAACACCGCCTTTTTGGTTTGGAATCTCGGCTTTAGCTTGTTCCATGTCTGGATTGATTTGCACCTGTTTAGGCGCTTCATCTTCACCAAGAATACGGATTACGCGTTGTGTGTCATAGATTTTCGGAATCATCTCAATAATGATTCGACCAGCTTGACGGATAGAACGCGCTAAATTATCGCTAAAATGGAAGTTGCCAATGTTGGCTTGACGCTGTTGTGAAAGAATGGCCTTGCCTGATTGATTGCTTTCACGGTTGCCCAGTGACGCATCAAAAATACCCATAGACGATTTCATATCATCCACGGCTCTCATCATTGCTGACTCAAAACCAGGGTTAGTCGATGGGCCAGGTTGTCTTTGTGGAGCACCAACAACAGTGCCACCAAAGCTAACAGGGTTATATGTCAGCACTGATAGATTATGCCGGTTAGCCATAGCCCATTCTTGCTCATAACCGTCAATCTGGCCTTCAGCTACAATATAAGGCGCACGAGGCGCTAATGCTAATAGCTCAGTATTAGCCGATTGCATGTAGTTGTATTGTCTTGCAGGGTCTTTAGCGTGTCGGGTTAAGCCGTGAACGTGGCGCTTTCCTTCAACCCACACTTCATTGCCCAGAACAGGAATAATCGGAACAAAACTGGTTGGTAGCTCAGTTTTATCCAGAACCTTATCGCCGCCGATTTTGTACCAAACGCATTTCTTGTCGCTTGATTTGCGCTCAGCAACAATCAGTTCATGATATTCTTCGGGGATTTCATCTTTCCACGCGGTTGAACCGTCTTGCAACTGCACTAATGTGCGCGGCTTAGATTCAATTTCAAAATACTCAGCAACACGGACAAAGTCTTTACCAAACCAACCTTGTCTATCGCCTGTAACGCCATCAGTCCAGCCAGTAACATCAACATCAGGATGTTCTGCCTTGAATTCTTCCATTGCCCAATCTTCAATGATGAATGACCAACGCGCGTCACTACCGTCCGGCTCTGTTGATTCAGGGTCATAGTAGACCTTATTTGGGTCTACAACACGTTTAATAACAATGTCTTGGTTAAAGCTGTCATCTTCGCAGTATTCGGTGACAATACGGAAATAACCAAGACCTGTATCAACTTGCCATTCTGCTGCAGTGTCGTATGCAATGTCGGCTCTAGATGCGTCTTGAATGTGACGAATCAAGCCTTGCATGACATCTGCGGTTTCTTTGTCGGCTTTATCATCAACAGGACGCACCTTAATACCTGGACGGTTTTGGCGTATCTCATTAATGATTTGATTTCGGAACTGAAACAGACGATTGATAGTCAGCATTGGACGTTCTTGACCTGGACGCTCTCTGTCACGCTTAACAGAATCAGGCCACTGCTGACCAAGGCGCACAAACTTAACATCGTCTAGCCGTTCAATACGGCCTTCGTTTTCTAAATCTGCTGCAAGCTGGAAGCGTTTTCGTGCGCGTTCTAAAACTTTATCGTCTGCCATTTCTTTGCTCAAAATTGGTTAGTGGCGGTGTATATCATATTTTACATCCAAGAGCCAGAGCCTGCGTAAATATTCTTTTTGGGCTTCTTTTTCTCGCGTACTTGTCTAATGCCTTCGCAGGCATAGCGTAGTGCGTCCATAATGTGGTTATTTTTATCTTCTAACACAGGCAATATGCGGTCAGTTAATGGATCAGTTTTATAACTGTAAGTCATTAACTCACGAATTGTTTCGGTACAACGAGGATGAACAACAATGTCAAATGACTTCAAGAACTCAACGCCGTCTTCAACAGAGCCTTTACCTTTAACGCTGGCATTAATCTTGGGAAAGCCGTTATTCATCATGTGGCTGATGGTTTCAGGCCGTGAGCTATCAGCCGTGATAAACCACTTATCTGATTCGGGTATGCGTCTAAACAAATCAGGCGTGTTCACAATCTCACAGCCAACCATCACCGCTTCATAATCAATATAAAGCCGGTTATCGTCCACAGAACAGC